GATTTCAGGGTCTAATATCTGATAACTGTAACCAATATATTTTGGGTTTTGTAAATCAAATCCTTCAATACCCGCTTCATTATTAATTGATATTAGTTGTAGAATGTCACCATCTAAAACTTTATGCCCTACTCCTGAATAAGGGTATCCATTGTTATCAAAAAAATTGTTAAAGTCAAAAGTATATGGACCAACATCTAATCTATAGTTAATTGCCAATCCTAACAATTCACCAAAATCTTTATACGTTGTAGGTCCGATGTTTCTTGAGACAGAACAGTTAGGGTCTAAATTAGGGTCAACACAAATCTCTTTAATAAACTCATCTCTTGGTCCTAAATCGACAAAAGTTGTTGGTCTATTTAATCTTCTATTTGTATTGTATGTTGTAGAACCCCACACGCCAGTAATATCATTATATGGTGCGGATTTGTAATAGAAAATATCTTCTTGTGCTCCCGTTTTTATATTGGTTTGAGTTACCTTTGTAACAACATTATTACAATATTTTCTTCTTTTAATTTCAAATGGAGGAAAGTATAATGAACCAGATAACCAATTATCCACAAAAGAATAATTTACAGCACCTCCACAAAACATCTTAGCAACCTTTCTTCTTTTTCTGTATTCTCTCATTATTCTTACAATTCTTCCTGTCGTTAATGTACCAGGTATTATCGTGAATATTCCATTTTTAAATTCAGATTGACCGGATGGTGTTAACGGAATAAAAGAGTCTCCCTCATAATTTAATAATAATGGGTAGTTACGGGAATTAACGTCAGAAATTAATGTAGCCTGAACATTCATACCTGGAGTATATGTCGGGGTTCCATTAATTGACGGGGATGTTGGTGTTCTTCCTGTATTTGTGTAATATAATTGTACTACTGATTCGTCATATGGTACATCAAAAAGTTCACATCCCTCTTCTAATTGTTGTAGTGCTTCCTCGGTTCCGACATATGCACTTTTCTGTCTAATTTCAACAGTATATGTTTGTGAATCGGGAAATATTGAGTTGGGGTCTAAAAAGGTAATTGTCGCACCTGAAACAAACTTTGTGCTCGCATCCAAAGTATAACCTTCAACACCGTGACTAATATAATATTCTGTTTGATTATTATAAAAATACACCGATGTTGGTGCAGTTGCTCCTGAACATATAATTGGGTCTGCGACCGCAAATGAAATACTATTAACAGTTAATGTTCTTGACAATTCGTTACTTGAACCCACAACTTCTGCGGTACCCACAACGCAATAGTCCGAAACATCTCCCGCTCTACCACCGGACGTACCATATTCATTGTCTCTATTACATTCAAGACAAGACGGATATTCAATCAAGTATAAATCTCTTTGTCCACCATCTTGTATACCATAGGCAAATTTTCGTATTGATTTACTTAATTGTTTGATTGGAAAGAAATCAACCGCATCAGCAAATCTGTGAAAAATTTTAGCCACGGTATTACTAAAAATCAAACCCGTACTAACACCTAGCTGTTCAAGAAACAATAGAACATCCGCAATTAATAATGTGAATGTAAAATTTCTAAATCCATAATTTACAGGCGGAGTAACTGCAATATCATTACACTCATTTTGTTCATTTGGAACTAAATCTTTAATTCCAACGAACTTACTCCCTACAATTCTATTACTTGATAGACCCGTTGTTCTATATTGTGCACTATGAAATGATGATACAGTATAAACTTTATTATAATTAAAACGATAAAAATAATCTTGTGGGACATAAAATCCATCAACTTTATTTAGTATTAAACTATGAGCGAGTGATGGATAGTCTTTATAATTTAATGACCAAGCATATGATTGGCTTTGTGGTTGGTTAAGGTAATTTGGGTATTCTCTAATGTTTGGTGTTAAGTAACTTGCCGTTGGTGTATCTAATAATGAAAATCTAAAACGATAACAAGCAGATGTTGGGATTCCTTTGTTTGGGTCATTTGTATATTCATTCTCACCAAACTCATTTGTGTAAAGAAAATCCATATTCATAGGAATTGAGATGATAAATGAACCGTCTTCAGGAATATCTTCGTTTGTTTCGTACAATTCTAAGATTGGTCTGTCATTTGCATCATATTCCGCCTTAAATCTAATCGCCTCAATTTTACCTTTTTTTGTTTTAAGGTCACATTTTCTGCCCATATTTTGAGGGACACTACAGTTTCTATTGATTACTTTTTTACCTTCTTCAGTATATGTTCCACCAATCACATAAGCTTTCGGCTCTATCTTAACTCCTTGGTCTGATAAATCAAAATCAGTTCTTGTAATACCAATTTCACATAAATCTTCATTACCCCAAAATGGGTATACCTCAATTGTTTTACTAAATGTTTTAATTTGTGGTAATGAGTCTAAATCCATCGATGCTTTAAACTCGTATTTGTTTTTAAAATCATCAACACCAAAACCAAGTCTTAAAAAATCATCGGGTCTTAAAGAAAAACACCCGATATCGGATAAGTCAACATCACAAACAATTGTCTGTTGTCCTAACGGTACCCCCCAAATCATAAAATCTCCCGCATCGTTAGTTCTTACGGTGTACTTATAATATTTTTCAAATACCTCTAAAACTTCTTCTCTATTAAGAATATCTGATTGGTCTGGGAATGTACCTGTGGCCGCGTGTCCGCTATGTTGTCTTCTAGCCGGTAATAGATTATATCTAAAACCATCTTCGTCTTTTTCGGTTAGGTCTGTGTAAGGGTATAATGCAGAAATTATAGGGTCGTCGGAATCGTCATCATCCAATGGAATGAATATAGATACTCTTGCATTTGGGACACCGAATCCATTATTTACTGTTAGTCTACCGCAAACAACACCATAATCGGCACAAAGGGATGTATAAACGTCTCTTTGAGACATTTTTAAAGATAAGACCTCAAGTAAATCAAAGTCTTGTTTTATTTCAAATTTGATATACTGGTCTTCACCTATGTTTGTATAAATTCTATGCTTTTGTATCATCTTATAATAAATAGAAACTCTATCAATTTCTTATAAGATAACTAAAAAACAATTTAGTATGTAGTCGAAGTTGGAGTTTTTACCCTCACTTTAATATCCGTTTGAGGGAATCTGATTTGACAGATTTGATTTGACTTCATATATATGGTTGAGTCTGACTGTAGAATCTCTTTACTGATGTTGTCTTTGTATGTTTGTGATACTTCGGCTGAAGAATATTTTCCTCCGATTTTGTTAAAAATTCTAACATCAACTACGTTTATCACACCACTAACATTACCTATTTCTTTTTTCAAATCACCAACAAATAATGGGTCTCCCATTTTTCTTTTGTCTATTGCGAAGAAACCTGTTATGGTTTTTACTGTTTCTTTAAGAACGTCACTTTGACTTTCATTTTTATTAACAACCAAATCAATTTCTAAACCTAAGTCAATAACCTCACCACTTTCAATATCCAAATAATCATTTAACATTCTGAATTTAGATAGGTAATTTAATACATTCTGTTTCAAAGTATTGGATACTATATCAGTCAAATTACCTTCATCATCATAAGACAATAATTTTATTTTTACTTTATTGTCTTCTTCCATAACACTAACCTTGGCCGGTGCACCATAAGTTGATGGCATTGTCTCAATTAACGATTTATAGTCATTGAGTGTAACCGCTCTGTTTTGTGCTGCAAAGTTATATGCTATCATTCCTCTAATTTCTTCGATTGTTGGAGAATCGGCTCCACCAACCGCAGGTGTAATGTTTGTTACACTTAAGGATTGTGATACTTGGTCGTTAATTGAACTATTAGGTCCGTTTAATGCAAAATCAATCGTATCTATCGATGAAATTACGTTTACCCCTAAATTGGTGTCTTTACCCCCGCCAACTCTGTATTTGATGAACAAGGTGGTACCGGGTTTTGGAATTGTTCCTAATGATACGTTATTCAAGAAAGTTGATATGTTAACCTTCATTGTTCCGTTCATATAGTTGTCCAAATTATCCATTGGGTCTACATTACCTGAACCAAAAGTTATATGAAAATATCCTTCGGGTGTGTACTCTGATATAAATTTATTATCAACTCTTACATAATCTCCCGACGTAAAATTGTCTCTATCTGATACTGTTGTTGGGTCTTCAATAAAAACTCTATCTTCCATTAATGACTTCACTTCGTACCATTTATTGTCACCATTAAATTCATCGTATGTA